GAAGTATCCATCGTCTACGATCAGATCCATGCGACCAGCGAGATAGATTTCAATATCCTCGCCGATGTACAGAGGCACTTCGCCGTTTCTACCAAATGAGACTTCTGTACCAAGAACTCTGATCTTCTCATTCAACGGCGACATTACAGATGCATACTGCATCAACAAGCCAGCGAAACCAAACGCGCCGCCGATAACCTTAAACTCCTTGTGCTCTGAGTGAACATCCATACTCATTTCCTGCCACTCGGCCATAGCACGAATAGAAGCCCACTTAGTAACATCAAAGTCAGGATTCTTAAACTCCTGATAGTACATCTCCAACATCTTGTGAAGTAGAACGCCAAAATCCAAATACCACGCACGTTCTTTTTCTCCTTCTTTAACGCCGGACTTCTTTTGGTAGCCTTGGACGTTGGAGTAAAAGAAATGTTGAGGACAATTTCTATACGTGCTCAACATATGATTGTCTATCACGACAATCAACTTCTGCTTAGCCTCATCATAGCGTACCCACGGAAGCGGTGTACGATTGAGAAACTCAATCAACTGACCGGAGGGTTTCATCTACTTCTCCAATTCTGCAATTTGCTTGTTGAGATAAAACTGAGCTTTCTTCAAGTCTTGCAGCACGTTACCTTTATGCTGTGCTCTGGCAACATACTTCACAACTTGCCAAAGCAGAGGACTCGATGGAAACCAATCCTGTAGCACATCTATAACCTCAAAGCGTCCAAAGGTATAGTGTGAAGGATGGTTCACTTGATCGTTTGGAGTGTCATGTTTGGGATGATGAAAAGGACAATCTAAATTTTCTATCCAATTTCTTTTGTCTGCACCCTCATGACAAGTACAAGTTGGAATTTTCACTGTGCCTCCTACGCTTTCTTCAAAAGTGCAGCTATCTTATCCATCGTCATTCCTTTGGCGGCCATGTTCTTGAGCAGCGCCGCTATTTGTTCTTGCGCCTTGGTCTTCGACACTGTGCGAGTTTTCTTCACTGTTGTCGTAGTAGTATGGTTCACACCTGTTGTTGAAGGTGTTAGATGAATCTTCATACCAGCATACCTGTGCATTTTAGCTGTACGACGTTGCTCTTGCTCAGTGCACATCAGCGACAGAATGTTTCGATGATACTCAATACTAAGATCAAGCTCAAGATCGGATAATTCTACAATTTTACGCTGCGCAAAGAGCCAATCCAGACCGCTAATCTGTATCTCCCTGGCCCTGCGTCTGTAGAATACCGTCTGTCCTTCAGCATTTTTGTGTTCGTATGTCTTAGTGATAACGCTCTTAGCCACCGCAATGTCACTTAGACAGTTCACACAATACTGCGCATCAATCGTAGAAGCAAAGTGAAAACAAAACGCTTGGCCACATCGAGCACATCTTATTACTGACGTTGGATGTGTGAGATTTAACTCAAGACAGCAATCACATACGGTTACTGTTAGATGGGATTCTTCAATCTCTGTTGGCTCCGCTGGAATATCCGTGTGTGAAGCCTCTTCTGCTGTGATTTCTTCCGGCTCATCCGTCGGCGCAAATAACTCTTGTTGAATTTCATCAGCATCTCTAGCATCTTCTCCACCTTCTGTGTCAGCTAGGTCACCAATCACGAAATCATCGTGTTCTGTCATGCTATTCTCCTTGTATGCTTATGCTACAGAAACTTGTTTGGTCTTATTGCTCTTTTGAGCCTTCTCGGCCCTATCCATTTCCTCCAGAGCTAGAGGGTAGACATCTGCAGGTAGTTGTTTAGATAAGAATAAGTGTAACAGAACACGTATCAATGCGCTCTTGCTAAGTCGCGGATAATCTACTCTAAGCGCATCATCCTGCGCTTGAAATATGCGCACGGTCGTTCCTACGGTCGGTTCGGTTCGGGTTGCCATACTTTCCATGATACGCGCGTGTATGCACCCCGTCAAGGGGCAAAAAAAGGCCGTATGCACTTTTGTTTTCAACGACTTACGCCCAAATCCCGAAAATGGAAGGCGGCCTCCAAGAATCGGGAGCCGCCTACCGAGTGAGCTAGTGTGAGCGCTCTTACAGCACCTCCAACGTATCACCGTCAGTCCACAAACTTCTTACCCAGTGCGGACTTATGATACAACCGTCTGAAGCATTGTGAGCCATTGCTGCTGTATCGCCGTGATTCATGAACGCGCACCGACCAAACATGCGGTTCGTGGCTGCAGGTTCAAGCCGCCAACATTGCGGGCCGCGCTTAGGATCAGTAAATGGCCCTGAGAATGTGTACAAACCTGCCGGGATCGGGCCTTGATCTGCAAGGTTACGTGAGTGTATGTCGTTGAGAATAGAGGGATGGCCGCTGTAACCAAAGCCAATTAACTCTAGGTCCGTGGGTTTTACTGCGCTGTCAAGCGTAGCAGGTCCGGTACCTGCCTCAATAGAGCGTCTGAAGAAAACGCCCCAATAGCCGTCGTAGTAGTATTTCATGCTCCAACTCCAAACTGACCTTCTTCGTCTCTGTCACAATAAGGACACGTATCTTCGGTATAGTAATCATCACACCAAAGACAATACTTTTCTTCGTCAGGATCAGCTAGACCTGCATCTTGAGGAGAGATGTAATCTCCTCCGTAGTGCTGCTGCTCCATCAATGCTTCTGCTTCAGCTCTTGATTGTGTCATCGGTTAGCTCCTTTGGTTCTGCGAATGGTGGATGTGAATCACGCTTTGACTTTGTTCTGGCATACATAGAACAAGCGAAATACGTTACTGGTACACTTTTGGTTTCCTTGTGAATCCACTCACCATAAGCATGAGGATCATCGCATATTATCGGTCTGTTGCAGTGTTTACATCTTACTACCGACTTCGGCATACTGTCTCCTTATGTTCTCGTTCTGTGTGAGAATGTTAGCGATATCGTTGATCGAGACGAACGCGCTGTGCGCTCGCTTGACGGTATCGGAGCCTGCTATCTTGTACAGATAATCGCCCATGCCGAGTAGATTCTCAGCGCCGGTTTCGTCAAGGATAACTCTGCTGTCCATACTCGATGGAAGTTTGAAGGATACTCTAGCAGGAAAGTTTGCCTTAATATCCCCGGAGATTACCTTGACTGAAGGCCGTTGAGTAGCTAAAATGAGATGTACTCCAGCGGCCCTAGAGATTTGTGCAATGGTTTTCAAGAGTGAGTGTATTGACGGCGGACGCATTTTACGCTCGATCTGTGCTAAGAATGCGTTATCCTGATCTAGCACATCCGCCAGCTCGTCGATGATGAGGATTTTGTACTTCATCATCTGAACAGAGCGTAGTTTCTCAGGAGATGTCTCCTCCAGATAACCACAATCTTTATGAAGCTGATTCCACTCTCTGATATTCCGCGCTAATCCACTCATTTGTGCGTTTCGCAACCTAACATCGTCAAGTAAAACTGTAAGTGCGGCTCTGAGGTCAGAAATGTTGTTGAGAACATATCTAACATGCTCAAGTCCCTTGAACAATACGAGATCAAGGTTCTTAGTATCCACAAGGATAAACTCAAGCTCTTCTGGAGCGCGAAACAGAGAAAGCGAGCATATAAGCTGCGCGGTAAATACACTTTTCCCTGAGTTAGTAGCTCCCGACACCAGTAAATGCGGTTGTTGAGCAAGATCAGCATAAAGGTGTTCTCCGACAGTGGACTGGCCCAGCAATAGAGGCAGCGCCATTCCACGAGTAAGTTCTGAGGTCATCATTTTATGCAGACAAGCATCAAACTGTATGGTCTGACGGTCTGCACGTGGCACAGAGATAGCAACTTCGCCGAGAGCACGTTCTACACGAACGGATTCTACAGCGAGAGAACCTGCAAATTCTTCTTCTTTGTTGAGAATGTTGGAGAACTTAGACTCTCCTAGAGGTTTGAAGTAGAAGATTCGTACTACTGGACCTTCTACCATACGGGAGAAGAGTGCGCCGAAACCTAGCACAAAGAGCTTTCTCGTTAGCGTCGTGACTTGCTGCTGAATGAGTGGGCTGTAATGTGCTAGGAGGGCTGCTTGTTTTTGTGCGGCTTCTGAAGGAAGCATTTATGACTCCTTCTTGCAGAGTTTCTGGAAATACGCTAACTGATTCTCCATGCAATCCGAGCCAAGCTCCAAATGACAGACATCTGGATCAGTATGCACGTAGATTGCGTTGAATTCAAAACCTTTTCCTACAGGACCTCTGCCGTAGGTGAGAGTAGTTACAGCAGTTAGTTTCTTGAGCCTTGACTCAAACTCACGCATTCTCATTTCTGTGCCCCACTTTCTACTTGCGCTCTGAAGCTAGCAGACGCCAGCATCAAACGATTGCACGGCGCAAGATACTTAAACGCTTGTGCGAAGTTTACCTTGGCAGGATCGAAGTGCAGAAAATAGCCTCCGGTTTTAGAAGAGAGGTATTTCAGAAGCACTATCTCTCGCCTATCCTCATTGCCTACGCCAAAGTACACAGTGTCAATCGGAATACCAGCGCCAGTAGCCTGAGCAATCTTGATGATAACGTCAGCGCTGGAGGTCCAAGCAGAACTTGTGTCCCAGCTAGAGGACATTTCAGTAGATTCTTCCGCGCTCAGCATATCCGTCGGCGAGCCATCAGTAAAAGCGATCAGCCGAGTAAGCGTGGGCGTGACTTCGAGAGCTTTCTTGAGAGTGTTAAAGAATGGTGTACCGCCACTCCGAAGATTCATCTCACGAATATCCGCAGCGAGCTTCAAGAGATTACTCTCAAGCTGTGTATCACACGCTGTAGAATTCATAAAATGAATCGCTACAGAGGTTTGATTGGGAATACAATTTCGCAGGTACTCGATCATCCCACGTTTTGCATCCTCATTGTATCCGCCCATAGAACCGGAATCGTCAAACACAATACGATTCCGGTCTGGGCACTCGCCGGGTAGAATGTAGCGCACGATTGCACTAGGATTCGTCCCTGCTGGAGCCGTGGATGCCTTACGAGCTTCGATAGCTGCTCGCTTAGCGTCTACGGCGTTTTTAGGATTCTGAATGCTGAAGCCCATTGCTAGTTCTCCTCACTGTCCTGTTGTATCAGGAAAACGGTAACGACTAAGTAAATCTGAATCACCTTGAAGATGCTTAATCTCTCGCAAGAGAAGCT